ATTTCGCACCTTCTCTCCCGGATGGCATCGACGAAGAACTTCCATTCAACTAGAGAGAAGGTGCGAAATGGCGTGGAAAAGATATGCCGGAAATAAATACGGCAGCCGAAAAGTGGAAGTGAATGGCATCGTGTTCGACTCGAAGCGGGAGGCGGCGCGGTACCAGGAGCTTCTGCTCCTCGAAAAAGCAGGAGAAATAAAGGATATCCGGCGGCAGGTCAAATATGTGCTGATCCCGGCGCAGTATGAGCATCCGGAAAGCACAACCAGAAAGGGGCGTGGAAGATGCGTCGAGCGGGAATGTGCCTACATAGCGGATTTTGTATACAAGACGATTCTGCCGGACGGGGATACCCTTACGATCGTAGAAGACACCAAGGGATTCCGGACGAAAGATTATATCATCAAACGGAAGCTGATGCTTTCCGTGTATGGAATACGAATCAGGGAGATTTAGGGAGGAGAGTAACATGGCGGATATCAAATGGATTAAGATCACGACAGATATCTTCGACGATGAGAAGATTCTGTTGATTGAGAGCCTGCCGGAGGCGGACTCGATTATTGTGATCTGGTTTAAGCTCCTGTGCCTTGCCGGGAAGATGAATAACAGCGGTGTGTTCCTGCTGAGTGATAAAATCGCCTACACGGACAAGATGCTGGCAACCATCTTCCGGCGGAAGGAATCTACGGTACAACTGGCACTTAAGACCTTCGAGCAGTTTGGCATGATTGAGATTCTGGACGGTGTGATTACCATCCCGAACTGGGGAAAGCATCAGAATCTGGAGCAGCTGGAGGCCCGGAAGAAGTACCAGAGAGAATACCAGCGGGACTACCGCAGAAAACAGAAGCTTCTGCTGACTGGTGAGCAGGAAGAAAATACAGAGGAAAGTTCATGTGAAGATTCACGTAAACATTTACATAAATATTTACATGAATCCAACGTTAACAGCCTAGATAAAGAGAAAGATAAAGAAGAAGATAAAGATAAGAATAAAGAGAAAGCAACCTGTGAGCAGGTTGTGGACCTTTACCGGTCCATCTGCATTTCTTATCCATCTGTAAAAACATTATCCGAAGCCAGGAAGAAGGCAATCAGAGCCAGATTGAAAGTTTACAGCCTAGAAGATTTTCGAAAGATGTTTGAAAAGGCAGAGGGATCCGCTTTCTTAAAGGGTGCCAATAACCGGAACTGGTCAGCAAACTTTGATTGGCTGATGAAAGATGCCAATTTTGCGAAGGTAATCGATGGAAACTATGATAACAAACCACGTCAGGCGGAAAGTGCGAAGCCGATCACAGGAAATAAGTTCAATAATTTCCACCAGCGGCAATATGATATGGGATCGCTTGAGCAGATGTTACTTGAAAACCAGAGTGCAGGAGGGTGAGAAATGGCAGTGATTGGAATTATCGTGTTCTGTGGAGTAGTCGTTGGTGCGGCGGCGTTGCTGCTGAACCGGCCAGAGCGGCCGAAGGATCCGAGGGAAGATCAGGAGCAGATGGAATACTTGGAAGCATGGAAGAAAAAACATGAAAGGACGGACAAAGAAAAATGATACCGAGAAAATTTACTGGAGAAATGCTGAAAGGAAGAAAAGCAACGCTGGAACGCGATATAAGAAATGTGGCAGGCGTAGCGATAGGGAAAGGGGCGACAGTTACAATCACGGAGGTTGTGCGCGGAAAAGGGCTGACAATTAAAACGGAGAAATGCCCACATTGCGGACAATATTCATACATCACAAGAGTACAGAGAGAGGATTTAACACTGCTACCAAATGTATAGTAGTATTTTGTGCGCTGGTAATCGGCGCGGCGGCGTGGCTACTGAACCGGACAGAGCGTCCGAAGGATCCGAAAGAGGACGAAGAACAGATGGAATACTTAAGAGAATGGAGTGAGAAACATGGTAAGGATAACAGAAAAGAGTAAAACAGGATTATGGCACCTGAGAGGTGTAAGTTGGGAGCAGCTTCGGACTGGGCATAAAATTACAAAAACGGTAAGCGAAAAGATCTACGGTGCTTTGTGCAAACTAAAAGACTATGAGGATTCTGGTATGAATCCGGATCAGGCAGCGGAAGCGGCCGAAAAGAATACGCCGACGGAACCGAAGGAAATGCTGGATTGGAACGGAATTACGGCTTACGAGTGCGAAAACTGCGGATGTGATGTATTTGAGACTCAGAACTACTGCCCGTACTGCGGCCAAAGACTGAAATGGGAGGAGTAACCATGAATGGTGAAGGATATCGTGATCCGACAGTGGACAGGGCAATTCGAAACGCTACCCACCTGCCGAGACAGATCTGGAGTGTGGTCAAGGCTGTACGGGAGGTTTTGAACGTGTCGCATCTGGAGTTGGTCGAGATCAGAATGAGAGACCGGACAACCGGGAAAGAACACAAATGGAAGGGGTGATACCTGTGGATCAGCACAAAGAGGAGAACGAGAAGAAAAAAGAATATCTGAGAAGATACCATGCGGCAGAGCTTGCGGAACGAGAAATTCGAGAAGAGATTGATGATCTGCGAATGAATAAAATGTTTCCGGCACTGATCCAGGATGGGATGCCACACGGGAGCAGCTGCGGAGATCTGTCAGCCTACGCAGTCCAGCTGGAAGAACTGATGGACAACCTGAAAGCACAGATGGAGCAGCGGATCCGGCTGAGGAAAGAAATCACGCAGAAGATTGAAGAGATGCCGGATGAAACGGAAAAGACTGTGCTGCGGCTGCGATATATCCGCTGGTTGAAGTGGGAACAGATCGCGGGCAGAATGGGGTACAGCTGGAAACAGATACATAGAATCCATGGAAAAGCACTGGCTGATTTCAAGATGACATAGAATGACACACTCCATCTATGGTATAGTGTAAGAGCCAAAGAATGGATGAAGGAAACGGCATTTTATTCAAGGCCTCCTTTCGATGTGTTTTGATAGAGCTTCAGCGACCAGGTGTCACAGCCTGGCCGCTGCTTACGGCAGGCATCAGCCGGGGTGAACGTACGCGCTCGAATGATGCACGAACATGGTATATGGAAACTTCCATATCACCGCTTGGAACGTAGCTCAGTGGATGAGAGCGGGTTGCATCGGGGCAACTGACGTCGGGGGTTCGAGTCCTTCCGTTCCAACTCTCCAGTGGATGGAGATTCTCCGATTTGTTACTCTTATAAGGATTCCTCGCAGAGATGCGGGGAATTTTTGCGTGCAGAAATGAGGTGAGCTTGAGTGACGGAAAAACAGAAAAAGTTTTGCGATGAATATTTGAGTGATTTGAACGCCACTCGGGCATATAAAGCAGTGTATAAAGGCGTGAAAAGTGATGAAGTAGCTAAAGCGGCGGCAAGCAGATTGTTAACTAATGTTAACGTTAAAAAATATATAGCTGATCGGATGGAAGAGATCCACAACGAGAAGACGGCGGACGCCCAGGAAGTAATAGAGTATCTGACTTCCGTGCTTCGCGGAAAAAGCAGTTCCACAGAAATTGTAGTTGAAGGAACCGGCGACGGCTGCTCCGAGGCACGAACCATCGAAAAGGCACCGTCTGAGAAAGAGCGCTTAAAGGCTGCGGAGCTTCTCGGCAAGCGATACGGACTGTATACAGAGAAAGTTGATGTGGCAACCGATATGGATCTCAACATCACGATTGACTACGGGGAGGACGATTCCGGATGAATATAAACGTCCAGATGAATCCGGGCTTCAAAGAAGTTGACCGTTCCCGGAAAAGATATATCGTTATGAAAGGCTCTGCTGGATCAGGAAAGAGTGTTGATACGGCGCAGAATTATATCCTGCGGCTGATGCAGGATCCGGGAAGAAATCTTCTATGCGTTCGAAAGGCGGACGTGACCAACAGGGATAGCACTTTTGCAGAATTGCAGGGTGCTATTTTTCGCATGTTTGGGGAGCAGTATAAGAGATATTGGCACATCAACAGTTCCAACATGATTATGGAGTGTAAGATCAACCGGAATCAGATCATTTTCCGTGGAGTCAATGATGAGAAACAGCGTGAAAAGCTGAAATCCATTACTTTCAAGCGTGGAAAGTTGACCGATGTGTGGATTGAAGAAGCCACGGAAATTACGCAGGCGGACTTCGAGATCATTGATGACCGTCTTCGTGGTGAACTGCCGGATGGACAGTTCTATCAGATCCGGATGACGTTCAACCCGGTATCGGCGTACCACTGGATTAAGCGTGTGTTCTTTGACCGGTCAGATCCGGATGTTCTGACACATCAGTCAACCTACGAGCAGAACCGCTTTATCGATGATGCCTACCGAAGACGTATGATGCGGCGTAAGGAAGTGGATCCAGAGGGGTATCGGGTGTATGGCCTGGGGGAATGGGGCGAGGTCGCCGGACTGATCCTCAAAAACTATGTTGTCGAAGAATTTGACTGTTCACCGGAACGATTCGATTACATGGTCAATGCACAGGATTTCGGATTCAATCACGCCAATTGCATCGGTGAGGTTGGCTTTAAGGATGGTGAGTTGTATCTATGCCGGGAACTGTACGTGTATGAGATGGACACGGACGAGATCATCCGGCTGGCGGAGGGGCAGTTCAACAAGCGCCTGCGCATGTGGTGCGATTCTGCGGAGCCGGACCGTATCAAGATGTGGCAGAAGGCGGGATACCGCGCAAAAGGCGTGCAGAAGGAGCCGAACAGCGTGCATGCCCAGATAGATTACCTGAAACAGCACAGAATCCATATTTACCCGTCCTGCGTCAATACAATAAAAGAAATTCAGCAATGGAAGTGGAAGAAGGATGAGCGTACCAACACTTATCTCGAAGAGCCAGTTCCATTTTTTGATGATGCCATGGCGATGCTTCGGTACTCCATTGAGGAAGAACGCAAGGCGAAACCACGGCTGAACAGAAAGGTGAAAGGAGGGATATAGAAGTGCAAACGAATTTGTATAGGCTGCCGTCGGAAGAGACGCTGACAGATGCCAAATTGAACGAATTTATCATGCGGCATTCCGGAGAGTGCGCATTTAGATACAGCAGGCTGCAGGAGGCCTACGAGACGGATTACCCGATCCTGCATGAGCCGTTAAAGCCCAAGTGGAAGCCGGACAACCGAATCATGGTCAATTTTGCAAAATATATCGTGGATACGATGAATGGTTTCTTCATCGGGCATCCAATTAAGCTACTGGTTGATGGTGGAAACGAAGTGGTTGAGAAATATGTTGAGTTCCTGGATCAGTACAACGATCAGGACGATAACAATGCTGAACTGTCCAAAATCTGCAGTATCTTTGGCAAGGGTTATGAAATGTATTATGTGGATGAGAATGGGAATATCGGTATTACATACCTGAGCCCGCTGGATGCATTCATGATCTACGATGATTCCGTGCTGGAAAGGGAACGATATTTCGTGCGGCTGTATTACGATTCGAATCAGATCCTTCATGGAAGCGTATCGGACGAGACGAAGGTCCGCTGGTTTACAATCAAAGGAAAATTGCTCTGGGATGCAGACGAGAAGATACACGGCTTCGACGGCGTTCCGGCATCGGAGTACGTAGAAAACAAGGAGCGTATGGGAATCTTCGAGCCGGTCCTTACGATGATTAATGCATACAACAAGGCGATCAGCGAGAAAGCCAATGATGTTGACTATTTCGCGGATGCCTATCTCAAGATTCTTGGTTCCAAGCTGGAAGAAGACGATGTGGCGCATATCCGGGATGACAGAATCATTAATTTCGACGGGGACACCGAACGGTTGATTGTCGAATTTCTTCAGAAACCGGATGGTGATACCACGCAGGAGCATCTGATCGATCGTCTGGAAAAGCTCATTTTCCATATCAGCATGGTGGCCAATATCTCGGATGAGAATTTTGGCACCAGTTCCGGCATCGCCATGAAATATAAGCTGCAGGCAATGAGTAACTTGGAAAAAACGAAAGAGCGGAAATTTACCAGCGGTATGAACCGGAGGTATCGTCTGATTTTTTCAAATCCGGTCTCAGGAATGAAAAAAGATGACTGGGTGAAGATCCATCCACATTTTACACCAAATTTCCCGGCAAACCTGCAGGAAGAGGCAGAGATCGCGAAGAATCTGGAAGGTGTGGTCAGCCAGGAAACACAGCTCGGGGTGCTGTCTATTGTGGACAATGTACAGGATGAAATCAAGAAAATTGATACCGATCAGAACAAGGTGAGAGCGGATCCAGTGATGAAGCAGATGTTTGGCGGCGGTGGACAGGATGACGAGTAAGGAATACTGGCAGAAACGTGAGACGGAACATGCCAAGAAGAATAAGATGTCTGAGCAGACCTATGCAGAAGAGATCCGGAAGACCTATGCGTATATGGCGGATCAGATTCAGAAGGAAATCGATGGATTTTACGCAAAATACGCCAATGCTGAGAAGATTTCGCTGGCAGAAGCAAAGAGAAGGGTTTCCAAGCTCGATATCGAAGAGTATGGCAGGAAAGCGGCGAAATACGTCAAAGAAAAAGATTTTTCCGACCAGGCGAATGAAGAGATGCGGCTGTACAATGCAACCATGAAGATCAACCGTCTGGAACTGCTGAAAGCCAATATTGGGCTGGAAATGGTATCCGGATTCGATGAACTGCAGAAATATTTCGATCGGACGCTGACACAGCAGACAATAGAAGAGTTTCGCAGACAGGCGGGTATTCTTGGCAATTCCGTGCAGGAAAATGGGAAAATGGCGCGGGCAATTGTCGATGCGTCATTCCATAACGCCACTTATTCCGATCGAATCTGGATGTATCAGGATATGCTGAAAGCAGAGCTGGACAAGCTGCTGAAAACAGGGCTAATCCAGGGCAAGAACCCGCGGGAGCTTGCGGTGCACCTGCAGAAACGCTTCGGCGCAAGCAGGGAGGATGCAGAGCGGCTCATGGTCACGGAGCTTGCCAGAGTCCAGACAGAAGCGCAGAAACAGTCCTACCTTCGAAACGGATTCGAGGAGTATACATACGTTGCCTGCGGGAATGCAGATGTCTGCGAACGGTGCCAGGCGTTGGATGGCAGGCATTTCAAAGTTCAGGACATGATGCCGGGGACGAACGCGCCGCCGATGCATCCGCGGTGTCACTGCTCCACGGCAGCCTATGAAGACAGTGCAGAATATGAGAAATGGTTGGACTTTCTGGAGCAGGGTGGTACCACAGAAGAATGGGAAGCATCGAAAAACAGAAAGGCAAGATATAAAGACAACGAAGGAATATTCCAAACATTGGATGGCAGATCAAAGGGGCGAGACGTTATCAAACCTCGAAATATCATGAAAGAAATGAAAAAGTCCAGCATCGGAACGGAAATGTTGGAATATCTTCAGGAAAATGATATTCAAATAAAGGTATGGTACGGAGTTGATGTTGATGAAGGACTGGACGGACTTTTCGAAGATGGAGAAATCAACATTTATGCTGATAATACCAAAACGGTTCGTGAAACGGCTATTACGGTGATTCACGAGGCCACGCATGCCAAAATCAACAAGCCAAATACCAAAAGTCAAGAACTGCAATGCTATGTGAACGAGTACAGGCATCAAAACATTGAATTGACAGAGAAAGTGCTCCAGGATATAATTAATCATATAAATGATAAATATCCGAATCTGAAATGGGAGTGATTGTTTATGACGAATACTCTGAATATTCCGCCTCATGAGAGAGTAAAGCTCTTGAGGAAAGGCGAAAAAGTTTTGTGCAAAAAATGTAAAACAGGAATCATGATTCCTGTTGGCGACCGTGAAAAAACCAATACTTTTTACTGTGATTCTTGCAAGAATCAGTTAATTATCAACTGATGATAAGGAGACAGGACAAATGGCTCAGAATGATTATTTCGTGATTGTATACCAGGTACTGAAATATCTGTATGAATGCTTGAAAAAGGGTGAAAAACCAGAAGCGTGTTACCTTACAGCATCAGCTTATAATATTCCTGAGAATTATTGGCAGTATATCATTTTAAGCCTGATTACGGAAGAATATGTAAAAGGCATTGCTGTTAATCATACGAAAGATGGCGTTCTTTTAGGCGATCTGCCCGATACCATTATCACGCCGAAAGGTATTTCATATCTGTTCGAAAATTCGTTGCTTGAAAAGGCAAAAAGGACGTTGAAGGACGTAAAAGAGATGGTTCCGTTCGTATAAAACTGTTTAAGGAGTAAAAAACGATAATGGCAAAGAATGACATGGAAGTAATCATGTATAAAATACTGAGATATCTGTACGAATGCATGAAACTCGGTGTAGAACCAGAACTCGAACAGTTCGCGTGGAATTCAAAATTATTTGATATTCCGCAAAGCTATTGGTGCAAGATCATTGCAACACTTATAAGGAAGGGATATATTACAGGATTTGTGGTCGTTGACAAAACAAAAGACGCGCCAATGCTCCAAACAGACAGACCATTTGAGATTACGTTTGAGGGCGTACAGTTCCTGGAAGAAAACAGCCGCATGCAGAAAGCAAAAGAATATTGTGCTGAAACATTCAACGTGATATTGTCTGCATTACTTGGCGCGATTATTTCATAGTTACCACCAGTCGAGCGGCCGGTGGTATTTTTGTACTCATTTTTAAGAAAGAGAGGGAAAACAATATGGGAAATGAAGAATTTTTAAGTTTATGTAAAGCAAAGGTTGCCGAGTATACCAATGCACATATGGACAAAACGGATCAGAAGCAGATTAGCGTAAATGATGTATATGTTGTATGGAGTTGTAAAACTTTACAGAATAACAAAGCTTTACTCAGTACTACGGTTCCAGATGGAATGTACTATGAACTGACGTACAACGGAGATAAACATGAGTTATATCTGGATGCCTATAAAAAATTTGAAAACAAGTGTTTTGAGATGTAAGGAGAGGAAGAGCAATGAAATTTACAGAAGCATTTAAAATGATGAAACAAGGAGCAAAAGTAAAATTACCGTCATGGGGTGGCCATTGGTACTGGGATCCGGAGAAAGAAACAATTATGATTCAGTGCAGACCGCAGGACGGCGATCAGGGAGAATTGCTTGACATTCGCGAGACACAAAGAGTGGAATACACAACTATGAATCTGCTTTCTGATGAATGGATTGTAGCAGATGAGAAAAACTGTCCGGTTCTTGGCGGCGAAGCAACCTTTTCGTTCGGTGAAGCAATCAAGTATCTGAAACGTGGCATGAAAGTGAAACGCAAGGGCTGGAATGGTAAGAATCAGTACATTCAGCTGGCAACTGAAATTTCTTACAAAACAGCCGAAGGAGATGTTGTGAACTGTGAACATGATGCTATCGGAAATGCGGCTATTGCATTTTGCGGAACTTCTGGTGTGCAGATGGGATGGCTTGCGTCTCAGGCTGATATGCTGGCAGAGGACTGGGTATTTGTGGAGGAATGAAGAACATGAAAAAGAAAATGATGGCAGTGTTGCTGATGGCATTGCTTTTGTGTATGGCCTTTACCGGCTGCGCAGAAGTGAATCAGGTCAGCAACAACATTTCGCAGGAGGCTGACAACTTCAATGTAACGCGGAAACTCACAGTAGTGAATGCACGGACGGACACGATCCTGCTGGAATTGACAGGAACATTTGCCCTGAAAAATAATACGGATAACGAACTTGAGGTCATTATCGAGACAGAAGAGGGCAAATACAAGAAAGATCTGGTATATCTAAATGACTATACCATGTATGTTGTCGAAGATGTTTCCGGAGCAGATGTAGATAAATACCATTATGAAATCAATTTTCTGCCAGAGTGGGGAGCGACAGTAACACACAAAGACTGAAAGGGCAACCATGATTGAAGTAAAAATCCGTCCGGATGAGATTACATTATTCGGCCATGCAAATTATGCAGTAGCGGGGCAGGATATCGTTTGCGCCGGCGCAACGGCACTGGTGCAGACACTGATCCGGTCGATCGAGGATCTGACAGAGGATAAAATAGAATACAGCATATCACCCGGATGGGCAGATATCAAATACGGGAATTTATCAGAGAAAGCAAAAACTCTGGTGGATTCCTTTTTTGTTGGCATCTGTATGATCGCTGACGAATACCCGGACTGTGTCCGGATTGTGTAACAGGTGTGACCGGGATGTCGTTAAACTACAACACCAGGAGCAACGGCACGGGCCTGCATGGAACGGGACGGGGCAGAAAGGGAAAAGAAATGAAGTACAGAAACATGCGTTGGAGAATTCCAATGAACAACCTGCAGTTATTTGCAGAAGGTGAAGGAGACGGCAGCGGAGCCGGAAACGGAAACGAGGACGGAGCCGGAGCAGGTTCTGGAGATAGCGGCAATGAGATGTCGTTTGATGATTTTCTGGGGCAGGCAGAGAATCGCGCGGAGTTCGACCGCAGAGTGCAGAAAGCGGTAAATACAGCAGTGACCAAAGCGCAGGAAAAGTGGCAGGCACTGACTGATGATAAGCTTTCAGAGGCGGAAAAGCTGGCGAAGATGACAAAGGAAGAGAAAGCGGAGTATAAAACCCGGAAGTTGGAAAAGGAACTGGCAGATCTGAAACGGCAGAATTCTCTCTCGGAAATGTCAAAGACGGCCAGAAAGATGCTGGCAGATGAAGAAATCAACATCCCGGATGAAATTCTGGCACATCTGGTATCGGAAAGCGCTGAGGATACCAAGACGGCAGTCGAAGCTTTCACAAAGATGTACAAGGATGCAGTACAGGCTGCCGTAAAAGATGCCCTGAAAGGAAATGCCCCAAAGGGCGGATCCGGCGGAAAAGGCGCTGTGACAAAAGAACAGATTCTTGCAGTCAGCAACCCGATCGAACGGCAGCGGCTGATTGCGGAAAATATTGCATTATTTCAGTAGGAGGAAAACAGCATGCATAAAATTGGAAAATTAGGGCTGCAGGTATTTGCGGCACCGGATAACATGACAGATCAGGCACAGATCCAGGTAAAAGCCCGCGAGATTGATTTCGTAACATCTTTCGGCAAAAACATTCAGGCGCTGCTTGACGTCCTGGGCATTATCCGAATGATCAGGAAAGATAACAATACCGTTTTAAAGACAAAAAAGGTAACAGGAACCCTGCAGTCCGGTGAGGTCGCAGAGGGCGAAGAGATCCCATACTCCCAGTACGCTGTGGAAGAGATCCCGTTCGATACCATCAGGATCAACAAATACCGCAAGGGCGTAACCCTGGAGGCGATCGCAGAGAAAGGATACGATGCCGCAGTACAGGACACAGACGAAGAGTTTAAAAGCGATCTGCAGAACGTTGTCATGGATAAGCTGTATACACAGTTGAAGGCGGGTTCTCTGACTGATCACGAAAGTACTTGGCAGATGGCGGTTGCTATGGCGATCGGAAAAGTCAAAGACAAATTTAAAAAAATGAAAAGAACGGCTACAGGCGTAGCAGTGTGGGTGAATACACTGGATGTGTACAAATACGTTGGTGCTGCTGACATTACACTGCAGACGGCGTTCGGATTTGAGTACATGAAGAAATTCCTTGGCGCTGATGTTGTCTTCGTAAGCTCTGAAATCCCGGAAAACGTCGTCATTGCTACTCCACTCAACAACATCATCGGATATTACATCGATCCGGGCGACTCTGAGTTCGTAAAAGCTGGCCTCAGCTATACAACGGACCCGACTACTCATTTTATCGGTTTCCATGCACAGGGTACTTACGAGAGAGCAATTTCGGATCTGTACGCTATTATGGGTCTGCGCTTATTCTGTGAGTACCTGGATGCCATCGCCTACATCTCCGTTGGTGGCGCGGATACACAGACTCTTGGAAAACTGACCGTAACGGCGGCAGAAGGATCTGAAACAGGAAAAACAAAGATCTCCGTAAAAGAGCAGCTGATGTCTATGAAAAACTGCTGGAAGTACAAAGATGCGGCATCCGCGACTACCGTGAAATACGGCGATGACGTGAAAAACTGGAGCAAATGGGATGGAGAATCCGAAATCGCATCTACAGCAACCCATCACATCACGCTGGTTGAGTGTGACCAGAACTATAAAGCAGTCCGTTCCGGCGATGTAACAGTAGCTGTGAAGAGCTGAGAAGGAGGAACCTATGTACAGGGTGATTGAATACTTTACGGATCTTCATGACGATGACCATGAGTACCGAGAGGGTGATGTTTTCCCGCGCGAGGGAATCAAGGTCTCGAAAGAGCGTCTGGAAGAGCTTGCTTCGGATAAAAACCTGCGTGGAACCCCGGTGATCGAACTGGTAAAAGAACCAGAGAAGTAGGAGGCAGTCGATGCTCGAAGATCTGAAACTGCTTCTTGGACTGGAAGACACAGATAAAAAGACAGAACAGCAGCTACAGCTGATTCTGAATGCCACGAAACAGCGGTTGAAATTTCTTCTTGGCGGTCTGGAGCCGCCGGAAGAAATGGAATACATCATATTGGATGTTTCAGTCATTCGATTCAACCGAATCGGATCAGAAGGGCTCTCCTCTCACAGTGTTGAGGGCGAGAGCCTTTCCTGGTCTGAAAATGATTTTGCCGGGTACATGGATGATATTCAGTCTTATCTGGACAGCCAGCGGGAGGCAAGGAAGGGAAAGGTGAAGTTTTTGTGAGATACGATACACCCATCTACTTTCAGCAGATCCTTCCCGGGGAATACGACCCGGAAACCGGAAACTACCAGGAGGACCGTGTGACAGAAGAGCAGAGAATGGCAGCTGTCATGGATACAAATACAGAAACTATGCAGCTGGTGTATGGGAAAATCCGGCAGGGCAGCCTGACGATTCATTTGCAGAACAGATACATAAAACCATATGACAGAATCCGGATCGGAAGCAGGCTGTACACTGTGAGCCTGAAAAGGGATCTGCGCGTAAAGCAGACCATGATTTTGACGGAGGTGCAGAATGCCCAAAATTAAACTTGAGGGAGTCGAACGGCTCCAGAGAAAACTGAGAACCAACGTGCAGATGGATGATGTGAAAAAGGTTGTGAAGGAAAACGGTGCACAGATGCAGGAAAATGCGCAAAGAACCGTTCCAGTGGATACCGGTACACTGAAACGCAGCATCGGCATGGCCGTCCGGGATGGCGGCTTTACCGCAGAGGTAGAACCGACTGTGGAGTATGCAGCCTATGTGGAGTATGGTACCCGTTTTATGAACGCACAGCCTTATATGCGGCCGTCCTATAACCAGCAGAAGGAAAAATTCAAGTCGGATATGAAGAAATTAGTGAGGTGAACTGATGGATCCACAGCAGGAATTGTTCAGTGCCCTTCTGGTTGCACTGAAAAAAGAATATCCGGACAGCGTGTATGATACGTTTCTGCCGCCGGAAGGCACGCCATACCCGTTTCTTTATCTGGCAGACAACGACCAGAATGACAGGGAAAATAAAAGCGCTGTGTTCGGGACGGTCAGCCAGACGATCCATGTATGGCACAGCAATCCACGGCAGCGTGGAACGGTATCACAGATACTGCTGCAGGCAAAACAGATCTGCAGGAAATTAGAACATACCGGCCACTTTTCCTGGTCCGTGCAGGAAATGAATCAGCAGATATTGGCGGACACAACAACGAAACAGCCACTTCTTCACGGAATTCTGGAAGTGACCTTTTCATTCAGTTAGGAGAACAGCATGAGAAAAACAATTGATTTACAGTTATTTGCAGATGCGATCCGTGGCAAAAAGATCGTCTATCTGTACCGTCTCAAGAAAGACGCGGCTAAAAATGCAGCTACAGCATTAGCCTTTACTACAGAAAACGGAAGAACGACAAGCAAGGATGCAGATACCACAGAGACCAAGGACGGCACGATTCGAACCCCGGGAGCAGCCGAGGTTGAGATTACGGCAACCAGTATTCTTGCCAAGGGCGACACACTGATCGACTCTCTTGAAGATGCCATGATCAATGATGAACTGGTCGAGATCTGGGAAGCAAATCTGGATGAACCAGCATCCAGCGGAAGCAATAAATTCAAGGGAAAATATTTCCAGGGTTACGTAACGGAGCTGGAAAAGACTTCGAATGCCGAGGATATGGTAGAAGTATCCCTTACCTTTGGCGTAAACGGAACCGGCGAGAAAGGCGATGTGACAGTGACAGCCGCACAGCAGGAAGTAGCGGCATACGTATTTACAGATACAACTAAAACAGGAGCGTAAAAATGCAGAGGGCGAGCAATCGTCCTCTTTTTTGAACAGTAAAGGAGAAAAATGATATGGAACTTACAATCAATGGACAGGTGTATCAGTTTAATTTTGGCATGGGATTCATGAGAGAAATGAATAAAAAAGTAACTATGCCGGTAGACGGAGTAAAAGATGCTAAGAAGAATATTGGCCTGAGATACGCTGTGGCAGGGATCATGGACGGAGATGTAGAGTCTCTTGAGGATCTGTTACTCGTAGCGAATAAAGGGCAGAATCCGAGAGCAACTACAGAAATTCTGGATGAATATATTGATGATCCGGATACCGATATCAATCAGCTCTTCGAAGATACGATGGGTTTCTTAAAGAGTGCAAATGCTACGAAGAAATGCGTCCAGAATCTCGAGAAGACGATCGAGGAAGAAAAAGCGAAGAAGTAGGCGATATAACTCATGAAGAGGCGAGCTTCGAAGAACAATACCGGGAAGCTGCAATCAGCTGCTTCCGGTATTTGGGATTCACATCGTTTGAGCAGGTTGATCGTCTGACGATAGCACAGTACGAAATTATGATGGAAGCGCTGAGATATCGGATAGTAGACGACGAATACAGGGCACATCGGCAAGCCTTTCTGAATTTTGCTGCCCAGGCGCAGAAAAAATCTGGGAAGAAAACAGTGCCAGTATACAAAAGATTCCGAAATTTCTTCGACTATGAAAAAGAATTAAAAAATGTGAAGGAAAAGAAACATAAGAAGAGCGATCCGCGTTTTGTTGGAATATCCAAGTTGTTAAAGAAAGGAGGGCGAACAGATGGCAGAATCTTATAGCGTAAAAGCGGTTTTGTGCGCGGAAGATAAAAACTTCTCGTCAATGATGAAATCATGTAGCAGTTATGCTGATAATCTGAAAAATACGCTTACAAGTGGAATTGGATTTGGTGCTATGGCGGCGATTGGATCCAAGGCAGTCTCGGCAATCGGAAGCGGACTGAAAAGCTTGACTGCTGGTGCAATAAGCGCTGGCGCGAATTTTGAGAATGCTATGTCGTCTGTAGCAGCTATTTCCGGAGCTACAGGATCCGACTTTGATAGACTGTCTGAAAAGGCAAAACAGCTTGGAAAATCCACGCAGTACACCGCAAGCGAGACAGCTTCTGCGATGGAGTATATGGCAATGGCCGGCTGGAAAACTGAGGATATGTTAAATGGAATCGAAGGTGTAATGGATCTAGCCGCAGCGTCGGGAGAAGATTTGGCAGGCGTTTCTGACATTGTAACAGATGCGATGACAGCGTTCGGCTTATCAGCAGATGGCACAACCAAAATTATTAAAGATGGTTTTACGAAAGAAGTTTCTAACGCTTCACATTTTGCTGACGTTCTTGCAGCGGCTTCGGCCAATTCCAATACAAATGTTGCCATGTTGGGTGAATCATTTAAATATGCGGCTCCGGTAGCTGGATCGTTAGGCTATAGTGTAGAAGATACAGCCATCGCTCTCGGTCTCATGGCTTCATCAGGATTGAAAAGCAGCATGGCCGGAAGTAGCCTTCGAACTATTCTGACGAATCTTGCAAAGCCAACAGATGATATCAGTGACGCAATGGATTATTTGGGCATATCGTTGCAGAATGGTGATGGCTCGATGAAGTCTCTGATGGACATTGTAACCGATCTGCGCGGTGCATTTGGACAATGCAAAATGCCAATGGATCAGTTCCAAGAGAATCTTGCAAAACTTGACGAAAAGTATGCCAATGGAGAACTGACAGAAAAGAAGTATAATGAAGCATTAGCAGATTTAACGGAAAAGGCTTATGGAGCAGAGGGAGCGTTAAAGGCCAAATACGCTGCTACGTTAGCTGGAAAAGAGGGTATGTCAGGTCTGCTTTCAATCGTGAGTGCGGCACCAGAAGATTTTGACAAGTTAACCAATGCCATTTATAACAGTGACGGTGCAGCCAAAGAAATGGCAGAGATTAAAATGGATAATCTTCAGCACGATGTCGTGAAACTGCAGTCTGCTGTGGAAGGGCTTGGAATTACTGCATTCAACCAGGTTGGCGGAAAAATGAGAGGTTTGGTTGGCATCGCAACTGAGACGGTTGGAAAAATTGATGAAAAGCTTGCCAGCGGAAAAGGGATCGAAAAGGCTGTCGATAAAATAGAATCAATGGTTGAGAAAGCAAAACCATATTGGGATATTTTCAAAACGGACGCATTGGAAGCGGGAATGGCACTGGGCGATGCGGCTGGGGCGATCATAGGAGATATCAAGAAGCTTTCAGGTTCTTTTGGTAGCACAGAAAGTATTGAAAATTTCTCTACCACTTTGGGAGAGGTCAAAGATGGAATTGTAGCAGTTTCGGGATTTTTGGAAAAACATTCGGATGCGATTGCAAAAGTAGCGGTGGCACTTCCGAAACTCTTGATTGCATATAAAGGCTTTAAAATCGTTAAGGCTGTAGCACCATTTGTTGGCGCATTTACAGGAGCTGTTGGAGGGCTGGCAAAGGCTGGACTCGGGAAAATCGCACCTGGGCTATTTGGTGTTTCAAAAGGCCAGGAGGCGGTTGGAAAATCCAGCGGCGGTAGTGCGAAGAAAATGGTAGCGTCTGCCAAGGCTTTTATGATGATGGGCGTTGGAGTGCTGGCAATCAGCGCAGGATTCTACTTGCTTGCACAGTCGGCAATTGCAGTAGCCAATGCTGGTCCGGGGGCAATAGCTGTTTTTGCCGGTTTGATTGGCGTGGTAGTAGGGCTCTCAGTTGGTATGACGAAAATGTTTTCATCTATGTCCGGCGGTTCAAAGAAATTAACAGCGATGGCACCGGCGCTTCTGGCGTTGGGAGCGGCTGTGCTAATGATTAGCGCAGGTTTGGCACTTTTGGCATATTCTTCGATTCAGTTGGCGAGTGCCGGTCCGCTGGCTATCGGCGTAATGGTAGGAATGGTGGTTGCACTTGGCGGCTTGATGCTGGTGGCCAAGAGTGTAGCGCCAACGCTTTCGGCCGGAGCGGTTGGATTTGTTGCGTTTGGCGCTGCGGTATTAATTGCAGCAGCCGGAATCAGTTTGTTATCCTTGGCGGCTATTAATCTTGCAAATGCCGGTCCGCTGGCTATTGGATGTATGGTTGGCATGGTTGCGGCAATCGCTTTGTTGGCAGTTGGAGCGGCTGCTCTTGGACCAGCACTAACAGCGGGAGCAGTTGGCTTTATTGCATTTGGAGCCGCTATTGTTTTGGTAGCAACAGGTGCGTTGATTGCCAGCGCGGCATTGGCGGTTGTGTCCGCTGTTCTTCCTTCAATTGTACAATATGGAAGCCAGGGAGCGGTAGCTATTGCTCAGCTTGGCACAAGCATGATTGTTTTTGGCACCGGAGCTGCTGTTGGAGGAGTTGGCGCAACCGTGCTCGGAGTTGGTCTTGCGTTGGTCGGCGTAACTGCACTGGCTGCAGCCGCAGGAGTAATTGCATTGGCTGCCGGAGCAGCGGTGCTTGGAGCTTCGCTTGTGGTGGCAGGTGCAGGTTTGACGATTATGGGAGCAGCATTTCCACTTGTAGCGGCTGGCGCAAAGGCCAGTGCGGCTGGATTGACGGCATTACTTGGATCTGGTACTGCGGCCAGTGCAGTTTTTGTGATTTTGGCAGGATCTTCTGGCGCGGCAGCTGTAACAGTTGGCGTATTTGCAGCGGCAATGGTGGCCGGAGCCGCAGGAACCGGTCTTATGGTAGTTGCTCTGAAATCAGTAAATTCCAGTATGAAGTCAATCGCCGGAAATGCGAAAAGCGCTGAAAAATCGCTTACAGGTATGCGCTCCAGCGTGAATGTTGTGAATTCTGGGCTGGATGCATTGGGAAACAAGGCGAAATCTGCGATCAGTGCATTGATTAAGCAGTTTTCCCAAGGTGAAAGTAAAGCGAAGACTTCTGGAAATGCGGTTGGAAATAATTTTAATAATGGCGTTTCAGCTGGAATGTCAAGGGCGGTTTCTACAGCAGAAACAATGTCAAATTCAATCGTAATTACCATGCGATCATCGGCAGGTGGGGCCTATAACAGCGGTGCTTACATCGGCATGGGTCTCGCTAACGGTATGGCAAGTCAGGTTGGCTATGTAAGAGCAGTGGCGGCACAGCTTGCGGCTGCTGCAGAGGCGGCAATCCGCGCGAAAGCACAGATTCACAGTCCGTCACGGGTTGCGGATAAGCTTGGTAGTTATTTTGGAATCGGCTGGATCAACGGGCTTATGGATCATGTCCAGGAAGCAAAACAGGCAACTATGGAACTGATACAAATTCCAGAGCTTGCACCTGTGCCGGAAATCGGGATGAGCCTTAGAACAGGCTATGAAGATCTGAACGACAGTTACCAGTACAGCAGCAGCGGAAAGTATACCATCTACGTACCGGTTAATCTGGACGGAAGAGAGATTGGAAAAGCGACTGCAACGTATACACGAGAAGAAATTGAGAAACAGGAGACAAGGGAGAACAGAAAGAAAGGCAGGAGAACTAATGTATAACTTTGTAGATACCACAGAGCGGTACCCAGGGCAGAACCTGCCTTCGGAGGCTCTCATGTTTAATGGAAACTATTTGGAAAATGTGATTCCCGGATACCGGACACTGTATGTGTCCGGCCGGGAAATTATCAATACAGAACTTACGGAGCTGGAAGTCGGTGCATTGGACGGTGCGAGGTACAGAAGGAAACGGTACCCGTCAAGGACGATCGTGGTAGGATATCAGCTGATTGCGGAAGATAATGGGGCTTTCCGGAATGCGTACAACAAACTGAATGCATTGCTGGATGAGGAGCAGGCAACGCTGATTTTTGCCGATGAACCGGATAAGTTTTTCATTGGAACAAAGCAGGGGTCTTCTGAGGTTCCGACCGGTAAGAACGCCATCGCATCAGAACTCGAATTTTACTGCGCAGATCCATTTAAATATTCCGTTGAGGAATTTACAGCCAAACCAACTGCGGATGGCGGAAAAACGTTCGTCGTGTCCTACAATGGCACGTACAAAGCATTTCCGTCCTTCCAGGCGAAAATGAAAAGCGACAATGGAATGATTGGATTCGTGAATGAATCAAAGAAAATCCTTCAGTTTGGCGACCCGGATGAAACGGACGGCGAAACGTACAAAAAAAGTGAAATGGTAACAAACTATAAGGACAGAAGAATATGGGCAAAAGATACGAAATGGACAGACGACACAGGAAATAATTTTCTTCACGACACGAGTAAAACAGCCGGAAAATTGAGTGTTATGGATGTTTATGACGGGACGCAGGGGCTGTATTTGGCCAGCAGTGGATATGCTACAACGGCAAATAAAAATGGATGGAACGGGGCAATGAAAACAATTCCGATTGTGGATTCAAACGGAACGAAGGGATCTGCTAATCTATATTGTTACGTGAACAGCTGGTTTGAGACGGGTTTGATGGGGCAGACAGGATGCCAGGCGGTTGCTTTTTGCGATACAAATGGAAAAATGATTTGTTGCCAGGAAATCTATAAGAATGACATGAGCGGAAACACAGCAGCTATGTGCATGTGGGTAGGTGGAAATAAACCGCGAGTTGTAAAGAAATATACATTTGAACCATGCTACAGAGACGATTCCAATCCATATAATCGTTTGCGTGGTGATAGCGATATTTTAAAGAGTGGCGAAAAAATACGTTTCTACTGGTTTGGCGGATACAAAGAATTCACAGTTCCGGAGTTAAAAGATACAAAAGTATGCAGCGTAAAGCTTTACATTGGACAGTGGGGAGCGCGAGATACAGGGAATCAATTCGTCACGAGAAATTATTTCCGTGGGATTTCCATCCGCATCGACAATGTAGAGAAATGGCGAGATATCCCGAACAAATTTGCGGCAAACCAGATCTTAACGGCAGACTGCAGCAATGGAGATGTTACATTGCAGGGGCTTCCACGGCAGGATCTTGGAGCACTTGGAAATGATTGGGAAGGGTTCTACTTGAAACCTGGGACGAATCAGATCGAATGTATCGCTTCGAACTGGGCAACACAACCAGAGTTTACGATGAAATACAGGGAGGTGTTTCTGTGATTTTGTATTTTACGGACAGACATATGAATGTTCTGGGGCAGGCGAGTACACATCTTCCGGAAGGGCTGAGAGTTTCAGATGACCTGAAAACGGAAGAAGTAGAAGCTGGTGTTGCAACACTTGAATTTACACTGAATTATACAGAAAAAACGAGAAAAGAAGCTTCTCGGTATGGGGCAGTCGGAAATTACATAGATCGGAAGAGCGTCGTGTAGGGAAAGAATGGAGAGGAAGAGGAATTCTATACCATCATTACCAGTGAGGAGAATGTTTTTAAACAGGAAGTCGAAATTTATGCAGAAGACGCAGGAATGGATCTACTGAATGAAACGGTTGGAGCCTATGCGGCCGACAAAGCATACCCGGCGAGCTATTACGTTGAGAAATTCAGCTACGATTCCGGTTTTGAAGTAGGACTGAACGAGGTCAGCAATCTGAACAGAAAACTGTCCTGGGAGGGGGAAACAACAGCTTCGGAGAGAATTCTGAGTGTTGCCACACAGTTTGACGCGGAGGTATCGTACAGTTTTGAGATCGATCGGCTGCGGATCCGGCACAAGTATATCAATCTACATAAAAAACGGGGAACAGACAGCGGCAGGGAGCTGCGGATCAATCGGGAGATCAACAATATCATTGTAAAGAGTTCTGTGGAAGATCTGGCGACTGCACTGTCCGTTACAGGAGGTTATCCGGAGGAAAGCGAGACGCCAATCACTTTAAAGGGATACAAATACGATGATGGCGACATCTATTTATCCGGCAGCACGCTGTATTCCAGGAGCGCTGTGGCAAAATGGAGCAGGTATCTGTCTGAAAAGGGAAATGGAACAGGGCATATTGTCCAGTCATATTCCTACGATACCACCAGTCAGTCAGAACTCTGCAACCGGGCAGTTTCAAAGCTGAAAAAGATCTATGATGCAGCGGTATCCTATGAGGTTGAACTTGCGTATCTGCCGGATGGAATCCGGATTGGTGATACAGTGAACGTCGTGGACGATGCAGGAGAACTATATTTGTCGGCACGTATCATGAAGCTGGAGTCTTCAGCTGCGAACGATGAATATACCGCTACGCTTGGAGATTACAAGGCAAAATCAAGCGGTATATCAGATAAAATGGTGGAACTGGCTGCTCAGTTCGAAAAACTGGCACAGAACCGGACGTTTTATACCTGGGTTGTTTTTGGCGATTCAGAAACAGGCAGCGGAATTTCACTTAACTCAAGTGGGAAAAAATATATGGGCATTGCCTATAACCAGACGACAAAACAGCCTGCGTTGACAGACCCAGGCATTTACAGTTGGGTAAAGGTTGCTGGCGATCAGGGAATCGCAGGAGCACCGGGAAAAGACGGCCTGACAAGCTTTTTCCACGTAAGATACGCGGACGTCTTAAACCCTGCAGCAAGCCAGCTGAGGAAGGACACTGGAAAATATATTGGAACGTATACGGATTTTACATTTGAAGACAGTACGGATCCAACGAAGTATACTTGGAGACAGTTCCAGGGAGATGACGGAGAAGATGGAGCGGACGGAATTCCGGGTGTAAATGGAACCAATGGTGAGACCAGCTACCTGCATATAGCCTATGCAATCAGCGCGGACGGAAAGTCCGGATTTTCTACAACGAACAGCGTAGATAAGACTTATATCGGACAATACGTGGATTTCGCAAAAGAAGACAGCACGAATCCGGCAAAATACCGGTGGACGAAGTTCCAGGGACCAAAAGGCGACAAAGGAGATCCGGGAACGCAGGGATTGCAGGGAATCCAGGGAGAAAAGGGAGACCAGGGCATTCAGGGTGAAAAGGGCGCGGACGGAAAAACACAGTACACGCATATTGCTTATGCGAACAGTTCCGATGGAAAAGTTGGATTTTCCGTATCTGATGCGGCTCGTGATTACGTCGGAATGTATGTGGATTTTACAGCAGCAGACAGCACGGATCCGGCAAAATACAGCTGGTCGAAAATCAAAGGCGCAGATGGTACACAGGGAATCCAGGGCAAGCCGGGAACAGACGGAAAAACGCCGTATCTGCATGTCGCATACGCCAATAGCGCAGACGGGAAGACAGGATTTTCTGTTTCGAATTCGGCAGGAAAAACGTACATTGGCGTGTACACAGATTATACCAAGGCTGATTCCACGGAACCAACGAAGTACAAATGGACGAAGATTCAGGGGCCGCAGGGAACGCAGGGTTTGCAGGGAATACAGGGAGAAAAAGGAGAGCAGGGCATTCCCGGGAAAGACGGAAAGAACGGTTCAACAACGTACTTCCACATCAAATACGCTGCAGTATCTAACCCGACAGCAAGCCAGATGACAGAAGTACCCAATACGTATATTGGAACGTATGTGGATTTTACGGCAGCAGATTCAGCAGATCCTGCAAAATATACGTGGTCAAGGTTCCAAGGCATCCAAGGTGAAAAGGGAACGCAGGGTATTCCGGGAACAAATGGAGTAAACGGAAGAACGTCGTATCTGCACATTAAGTATTCGAATGACGGTGGAAAGACATTTACCGGAAACAGCGGCGAAGATAGTGGAACTTACATTGGAACATGTGTAGATTACACACAGAACGATCCGACCAATGTTAGCGCCTATAGCTGGGCGAAAATCAAGGGCGAGACGGGAGCAAAAGGTGATAAGGGTGATACGGGTGCAAGTGGAAAAGGCGTTAAATCTACTGCAGTAACATATCAGGCAAGTTCGTCTGGAACTACGATCCCTACTGGAGTATGGTCAGCAACTCCTCCGGCGACAAGTGCGGACAAACCATATTTCTGGACTCGTACGATCATCACCTATACGGATAATACAACTTCAACTGCTTACAACGTTGGTAGTACACCGGAAGGAATTGTCGTCGGTGGGCGAAATTTGGCGACCAATACCAATAAAGGAACAACCGGGTGGGGTTGGAATATGCACACGGGTGGCTGTACGAAAACACTTGTGTCTGAAAATGGGGTTGATACATGTAAACTTACCAGAGATTCAGTGGCTCAAACTGGATGGTCTGTAATAGAGTTTTCTTATATTGGACGCAGTAAATGGGAAGCTAATACTGACTATACGGTATCTATCGATGTCAGGGCAAGTGTTGTCACGTCGATGAATCCACGTTTTATGAACACGATCGGCACGAATACCTTGATACAGTCTCGAAAAGTGATAAATAACACGACTGTAGCCAACGTATGGACTAAATTGGTATGGATTGTCAAATCAGTAGCTACGCTGCCGACAGATACTGGACAAAATACGTATTTTGTCGGAATGAATAGCGGAACAGGGGTTTCTTATCAGTTTAAAAATCTGAAGATCGAAAAAGGTAACATTGCAACTGACTGGACTCCAGCGCCGGAGGACTATGTGTCTTTCGTAGACGTTGAATACTATTTGTCAACCTCGGCAACTTCATTATCCGGCGGCTCATGGTCAACGACAGCCCCAACATGGGTTAACGGAAAGTATATGTGGAGCCGTACGGTAACAACGGACGGGGCTGGTTACAGAACATATTCGCCAAATCAAAATGGAGTCTGCATTGCAGGAGCGCAGGGAGCAACCGGTGCCAAAGGTGATAAAGGAGATACTGGAGGGACTGGTGCAACCGGAAAAGGCGTTAAATCTATTGTAGAACAGTATTACAAATCAACGTCAGCAACAGCCATGTCCGGCGGATCGTGGAGCACGACTTATCCTGGATGGGAGAACAGTAAATATATTTGGACGAGATCGGTGATTACCTATACTGACAACACGACTTCAACGACAACAGCTGTATGTGTAACTGGTCCTCAGGGACCACAAGGTCCTCAAGGTGTAAAAGGCGATAAAGGTCCTCAGGGAGATAAAGGTGCAACCGGCGCAACAGGTCCTCAAGGTCCACAGGGCGCTGCAGGTAAGGACGCAAATCAGGTAGTGCATACGGTAAATGGAAACGGTGAGTCAAATCTTTATGTCGAATTTGCTACAATAAAGATCACAGGTTCGTATGCAAATCAGCCAACAACATTTAAACTTGGTGGCAGAGGTTTTGAGACAACAGATGTCCAGTTTAGTTTTATCTCTGCAAATAACTCAGATCCTGGATTGGATTTCCTAAGATCTTCAGGCGGATGGTCGTTATGGATTTATAAAAAGACTACTTCAACGTGGGGCCTTATAACAAGATTAAGTGAACCGTATGGACAGCTGAGAGTATTTAACTATACTCAAGGTTCTGGTCCATATACAGTGACGTGGACATCAACCAAATTAGCTTCTTTACCATCTGGTTCAATTAATGCGAATCCTTTACAAGCAGCAAAAACAGCCACCAACTTTATGCAGTTTACTGATGGGACCGGATTGGAAGTTGGAAATAAAACCAGCGGATCTTGGTCTGGCTATCGGACTAAGATTTCAGCATCAGCATTTGAGATTCTTAACCGGGCAGGAACGACACTCGCATATTATGGTGATAAGTTGATCCAGCTTGGAAAGAACGCAAAAGATGCGGTTATTGAGTTATGTGGTGGTGTCGGTAAGATTTTGGTTGAAACAAAATCCGGCAATGCGGCTCTGTCAATCCAGAGCGAATATATAGATATTAAAGGTGTCCACGAATCTGTATTGGAGACATCAAGTTCTTCTGGAAGCTGTATAGCCGGAGCTGTTGACGATTCTTTTGTTGTAAATACTTACTCGGATGCCAACAACAAAGCAAACTTCGATATTGGTAACGGTAGCATTATTCTTGAATCAAAGAAGAAAGGTTATCAGGCAGAGGTCGAATTTTATGGCTGTGGCTGGTCTGGAGGAGTGTATACTGGAGCGTTCGCACCGACCAAGGCGTACTCCGAAAAGATTATGTTAGGAGATAGTGGAAGAGTATGGGAGCGTTTGATTGTTAAAAACTCCCCACAGGTCACATCCGATCGCCGCGCCAAAACAAACATATTTCCACTCGGTGAGAGCAAGATCAATAAGACGGATATTCATTCAGAGCTGTTCGATCGCTTAAAACCAGTTCAGTATCGGATGATTGACGGTGATGGGCGCATTTGTTATGGGTTCGTCGCACAGGATGTCGTAGAAGCCATGCGAGAACTCGGAATCCGAGAAGACGAGCTGGATCTGGTACACCACGACAGGAAGAACACTGAGGATAGCTATATTGATACTTATAGTATGGTATATACCAATTTGATTGCGATAATAACGCATGAGCTTCAACTCGAAAAGCAAAGAAGATCGAACCTTGAAATAGAGGTTGCGGATCTAAGAAGTGAACTTGAATCCATGAGAGATAATATCTCTGGAGATACAAATTAATTTTTAGGAGGACAAAAATATGGCAGTATCAGCAACTTACACAAAGGACATTCATTATTCTGGAATCATCACAGTTGACGGCGAGACCGTTGTGTCTATGGACGCTAATATGGATGCAAAACATCCGGATGTTCCAATTGTCAATCGCTACATCAACAACGGTAGAAAGTATCGTGCCAATAAAAAGGATATCGATGATGTTGTTGATAAATTTGAGAATGACATCTGGGACGAGTATGATAAGTACACTGCAGAGCTGGAAGAAAAGGAAAAAACTGAGTAGGGCCGGAAACGGTCCTTCTTCTGCGTTCAATAGTGGGAAAGAGAGACAGAGCAGTGAATGAAATATTAATGCAGACATATACGATAGCACTTCCAGTGCTGCTGGGCTACATCGTCTGGCTCTTAAAAAATCAGAAAAGGGATCGAGACGCGAACAGTAAGGGAACTATGTTACTACTCAGAGTCCAGCTGATTGAGTACCACAGCAAGTACACACAGCTTGGAGACATCCCATCCTATGCATACCAGAACTTCTGCGAGATGTACGAAGCCTATCATGTGCTTGGTGGAAACGGTATGATCACAAAGATGAAGCAGGAAATTGATGAATTACACTTAAAAAAGAAAGGCGATTGACATGGAACAGATTATGAATTATGTAAAACCAGAACTGATCATTGTAGCTATTGTCCTGTACTTCCTGGGCATGGGCCTGAAACAGGCACAGGCTGTAAAGGACAAGTATATTCCACTGATTCTGGGTGGTGTGAGCATTGTACTTTGCGCGATTTGGGTGCTGGCCACCAGTGAGGTGTGCACCGGGCAGCAGGCGGCGATGGCAGTCTTTACAGCGGTCACGCAGGGCATCCTTGTGGCGGGGCTGAGCAATTATGTGAATCAGATTATCAAGCAGACACAGAAATCAGAGTGAGGGCGGCCAACAACCGTCTTTTTTTGCGCCGGCGCAAATCTGCCGGAGAAAGGGAAGTATCATGAGAATTGACAGATCTTTTATCAGCAACCAGAACACCTACGAAGAGAACGATCCGCGGTGTATTGTAGTCCACAACACAGATAATTTCAGAGCGGGTGCCGATGCCCGCACACACGCAGAAGCACAGCATAATGGTGAGCTGTCCAATATGTCTGCCCACTATTACGTTGATGATGGAGAAACGGCGTACCAGGCAGCACCACACAGCCGCGGATGCTGGCATGTAGGCGTTAATTACGGAGGAACGAATCTGTTTGGAAAATATGGAAACCGGAGCAGCATCGGCGTAGAAATGTGTGTGCCGCAGGGGTACGATCAATACTCTGAGATCGGAAGAGCGTCGTGTAGGGAAAGAGTGTAGATCTCGGTGGTCGCC